CGATCCTAACTCAAAAGGCACAGCACGTAGGCTGGCCAAAATGTATTTTAACGAAATAATGGCAGGTAGATATGATCCGGCACCAGATGCAACTTGTTTTCCAAATGACACAACGGACCGTTACGAGGGTATGTTGGTTGTTCGCAGTGAGCTTAGGAGTATGTGTAGTCATCATCACCAACCCGTTACTGGTGTTGCTTATATTGGCATTCTGGCTGCTGAAAAACTTATTGGATTATCCAAGTACACACGAATCGCACAGTGGTGTGCCCGACGAGGTACTCTCCAGGAGGAACTTTGTAATGATATTGCTAGGGAAATCGAAAAGGCTACAGGAGCCAAAGACCTAGGAGTTTACATCCAAGCAACACACGGTTGCTGTGAGAATCGCGGAATTATGGCACATAGTTCTCTAACGCAAACTACTGTTCTTAAAGGTGCTTTCAAAGAAGACCCTGGAACTAAAAAAGAATTTATGGATAATATCAAATTACAACAAGAATTTGCACCACGATAAGGAGATATCATGGCAACTAGAAAAAAGAAAGAAGAAACATGGCCTAAGGTTATTGTTGGAAGCCATAGTACTAGAACAGAATACGAAGATGGCAGAGTAGACTTTGTCTGGGACTGGGAAGCTCTGCAGAGAGATGTCCGAGAAGCAATTGCTAGCGTTGAAGGAAAGACAAAAGAAAAACCAAAACGCACTAGAAAGGCAAAGGTATAACATGGCTATTTGGCGAGTTAAAACACATTACAAAAAATCTTGTCAAGAACGAGAAATTTGGACACATTCTGTTCACGGAACAATGATTCGTACTAACGGATACCGTTTTGCAGAATTTGAAGTTGAAACTAACGACGATGAGCAACCTAAGTTTGAGTTTGACTATGTGCCTGGCGGAGATGGCAAACTAGACAGTATCAATATGTATGACTGTCCTGGGGAAAACATTGAAAATGTAGAACTAGTTGAACTATTCGATGGCGGCTGTTGGGTAGATACAGAATGGCCTGAAGACATGGATGAAGAAGAACGCGAAAGACTTGAAGAGCTTATTGAAGAAGAAGGTTGGTATGCTCTAGAAGAATGTGACGATCCGTGGAGCCTAGACGAAACAGAAGTTTGGATTTGGGGACCTATTGAAATCTGTGACGAAGATGGTAATACTGTGCGTATTATTTGTGCAGATGAAGACGGTAACGTTATTGACTTTGAGGAAGAATGATGTCTAAAGTATATCGAATTAAACCATTAGAAAAGAAAAGCATTTGCTGGCACATAGAAATGTACAGAGAAAATGCCGATGGCAGTATTAGTTGGTTTAATATTGATGATCACTATCGCTGGGGTCAAGGATTCATTGAAGAAGATATGAATATGAATCTACCTTTAGAAGGTGATAAACAGGCTCATGCTCGCACAGACTGTGGTTGGGGTGCAGAGCTAGAGGATCAACATGCTTGTTGGTTTGAATTTAGTGATGACATTACTGAAGAAGAACAGGAGTATATTAAACAATGCTATCTTGATTGTGATCCTAATGACAATGATGAAAGGGGTGGTGCTGCATGGTTATTTGATGCAGAACACGATTGGCAACTAGAAGATGAGTATTTAATTATCGATGCCCCTTATCAAGTTAGCTTGTGCGAAGAAGATGGTACAGTCGTTGAAGAAAATGTTAAGCTACGCACAAGAGAACAGTTAGCCGAAGACGTGAAGAAATGGCAGGAAGAAAACAGTAAATGGCCTTTTGATGGAGGAACAAAATGAAATGGTTTGATCGCTGGTTTTATAACAAGTGTAAAGATGCTTGGGCAAATAAAGACCGTTATGAAGAAACTCAAATGAAAGAACGAGCAAGTATTAAAATGTCAGGATTACAAATGGGCACAGCAATGGTAGAGCGCAGTCGCGCCGAAGGTGAAAATCGTATCAGCTTTGAGTTGACAAGTGCCGTCGGTGGGCGTATACTTAATGTACGTCACTACGATGAACGCAAAGATAGACACGATAGCCAAACGTATGTTATTCCGGCTGGAGAAGATGTTGGCGAACGTGTAGCAAAAATTATAAATTTGGAAATGTTTAAACAATGAGTAAACTAAAAGTAGCAGAACTATTTTATAGTGTACAAGGTGAAGGACGCTACATGGGCGTCCCTTCTGTTTTCTTACGTGTATTTGGTTGTAATTTTAAGTGTGCTGGTTTTGGTATGCCTAAAGGTCAATTAAGTACAGAAGTAAACGACATTGCCGCAAGAGTACATTATTACAAAGACTATAAAGAACTTCCGCTTGTCAGCACCGGCTGCGACAGTTATGCTAGTTGGCATCCTGCATTTAAAGACCTTAGTCCTGTACTAGAAACAGATGCCATTGCAGAACGAATTGCTGATATACTACCATACAAAACATGGTTAGACGAGCACCTAGTAATCACAGGCGGTGAACCTTTATTAGGTTGGCAGCGCAGTTATCCTGCACTATTAGACAATTCCTATATGCGTCAGCTTAAAGAAATTACTTTTGAGACTAACGGTACTCAAAAACTTACAGAAGATTTTAAGCAGTATATTGACGAATGGTATGAAACAATGCCAGGCGAACGCTGTATTACATTTAGTGTTAGTGCAAAACTTAGCTGCTCTGGTGAAAGCAGAGCAGAAGCTATCCTTCCAGAAGTTGTTTGCGAATATGAACAATATGGATATACATATCTTAAGTTTGTAATAGCTACAGAAGATGACGCAAAAGAAGCTGTAGAAACATTAGACATTTATCGTACAGCAGGATTCAAAGGACCTTGCTACTTAATGCCAGTGGGCGGAGTAGAGTCAATTTACACACTAAATAATCGTCGAGTTGCAGAACTTGCAATGAAACACGGACTTAGATACAGTGATCGTTTGCAGGTTCCGCTCTTTAAAAATGAGTGGGGAACTTAATGAAGTCAAATTATTTTTCATACTATAAACTATCCGACAAATACGAATTAATTATAAGTGTTAGATTAAGAAATCTAGTTCTTAACTTACGTTATTATAAATTTTCTAAAAAAATCAAAGTAAATTTCTACAGAATTCTGTGGCCTATAGATATGGATGTGGTTACTATGTGGAAGCAAATTAGTTGGAGATCATAATATGAAAAAATTTTTAAAAAAAGTTTTTGGCATTACTGAAATGGAGGAAGCCTTAGCGGCTACTCAAAAACAAATTGAGCAAGCAGAAGAAACTGTAGCCAAAGCCAAAGCAGCCGCAGAAGAAGCACTTAAAGCCGAAGAGATAGCTAAATTAACTCCAAAAGAACGTGCTACAGCCCGAGGCGAACCTTGGGTAGCTGTACTAGACACGCACGTAAACAAAGATAATATCAGAAATGGATTTTTTGAGCTTGACTGGAACGAGCATTTTATAGTACAATTGAAACAAGCAGGGTACGGTTTTGACGGTGATCCTGACGAAGAAATTGTTGATCGCTGGTTCCGTGATTTGGCTGCTAACATGTTAGCCGAATCTGGTATGGATCCTACCCGTGGCGCTGGCTACATCAACGTTGTTCCAATCTCAAAAGGTAAATCCGAGGTAAGCTAATGAGCTTTATTTTAGTAGATACTGCTAATACATTCTTCCGTGCTAGACATGTTATCCGCGGTGACGCAGATATTAAATTAGGCATGGCTATGCATATTACTTTTAACAGTATCAAAAAGGCATGGCAAGACTTTAATGGTCATCATGTAGTGTTCTGTCTTGAAGGTCGTAGCTGGCGCAAAGATTTTTACAAGCCTTATAAGGCTAATCGTGCAGAAACTCGTGCCGCGATGACTGTGCGCGAGCAAGAAGAAGATAAACTGTTCTGGGAAACATTTGATACATTCAAAGAGTTTATCAGCACTAAGACTAACTGTACAGTTCTGCATCATCCACAGTTAGAAGCAGATGATCTCATTGCAGGGTTCATTCAAACACATCCTAACGATAGTCATGTGATCATTTCAACAGACAGTGATTTCCACCAATTGATTGCGCCTAATGTCAGTCAGTATAATGGTGTCCAAGAAACCACAACTACGCACGAAGGTATCTTTGATAAGAAAGGTAAACCTGTAGTTGATAAGAAAACTAAAGAAGCAGTTGGTGCTCCTAATCCAGAATGGATTCTGTTTGAGAAATGTATGCGCGGCGACAGCAGTGACAACGTCTTTAGTGCATATCCAGGTGTGCGTGTCAAAGGTACTAAGAACAAAGTTGGTCTACAAGAAGCGTTCGAAGACCGTAATAAGAAAGGCTGGGCATGGAACAATCTCATGCTTCAGCGTTGGGTAGATCACGAAGGCCGAGAAAACCGTGTATTAGACTGCTATGAACGCAACCGTACATTGATTGATCTTAAGGCACAACCCGAAAACATTAGAGAAGAAATTACTCGAACAATTACTAATGCTACTGCTGAACCTAAGAATATTAGTCAAGTGGGCATTAGACTACTTAAATTTTGTAATCTTTACGATTTGAAAAAAATCGAAGACAACATTCAGCAATATGCTGATCCCTTTCAAGCGAGGTATCCACAATGAACTTAAAAGCAAAACCCATTGTAGATGGTAAATTTTGGATCGTCGAAGAAAACGGCGAACGTGTTGCCATTCTACATAAAAAAGAAAATAACAAATATATGTTAAGTAGTAAAGAAGGTGAAACTTACTTTGCTAAAAAAGATGAATTAGTTAAACAGTTTGGCAAAGACTTTTTTGAAATAAGTGAAAAGACACAGATTGTTCACGCAGAAATTAGAGATGTCTACGGATATCCCACTAGCTGTCATCCTTACAATCCAATGTTTAACATACAGAAGAAACTACCCCTGTTTACTAAAAGCAGTGCCAGCAAAAGTCTTTACTGTGCAGGCTATTACACAATTAAGTTTGACAAGGGCTGGGTAAAAAGTTTTTGTCCTAAATTAATCACTGTTGAACGCTACGAATATCGAGGACCGTTTAAAAGTGAACTAGAAATGCGACAGGCTATGAGCAATGCTAAATCCGATTAATACTATTCCAATTCAACAGTTTCAACAACAGGTTAAGGCAGCAGATCTTAGTCAACAACGCGAAATTAAACTAGACATTAAAACTGCTAAAGCATTAGCATTTTGCCTAGGAGAAGTTACAGCACGATTGACTGAAGATTACGATGCACTGTTACGCCGTTTAGAAAGCAATCAAGGTAGTGGAACTGTTACTGTCAGCATGGACGGCGGTGGGTTTACTGGTTAATTTTTGATAAATATATGCGTACTTATTCAAGGACGCATAAATGAGTAGACCAAAGCCCAAGGTGCTTTTAGAACACCTTAACAAAAAAAATTACAAGTGCGAGCAAGTTCTCGAAGCAGAGGCTATTTGGGCTGTGTTCTACAAAGGACGACCGTTCAATCTTAAAAGCTCAAATAGTCTTACCAGTTATCCAGGACCTAAATATAAAAAAGTAAGTTTTAGCAATCCCGGACATGCACATAATCTAGCCAAAAAGATGAATCAAATGTTTGGCTGTAAAGATTTTGAAGTTGTAGAACTGACTTCTGGTAAAGTGATTAAATGATATCAAAAGAAACTTATACCAAAATATTTCTTCAACAAAAAGATCGTAGCATAGATGCAGCCAATGTCAAACTGCATCTATTTAAATGGTGGCAAAGTCATCGTTCAAAAGAAGTAGGCGGTCTTCGTCTAAGTGAAGATGGATTTGAATTTTTGACACAAGAATTGGATTTACAATGTTACGAGATTCCGTTTACTGAGCCAATTGATTTAAGCCCTCAAACTATCATATTTTTTGATCGGACTATGGACAGCCCTTATTACTTAACCAACCAAAGTATTACTGTATTTTCAGAACGCAAATCATTTGAGCTGATGTTGTTTTCTGACGACATACGAAAATATGGGCTTGTCAAGGCTATGAATCGCCAAAATGCGGATAACCAAACGGACACAGAAAGCTAAAAAACTTGTTGACAACAGGTGCTAACGGCATTATAATAGACACATAGACAGTTACTTCAACCGCTTATTTCACAGGAGATTATATGAGCGAAGTTATTTCCCGTACCGTTGGCCCTAAGAGTGCTAAGAAGGCTCTCCGTCGTGCCTTTAAAGCCAATCGTCCGTTGTTCCTTTGGGGTCCTCCAGGCATTGGTAAGTCAGACATTGTCAAGCAGATGGGTGAAGAACTCAACGCTCATGTTATTGATATCCGTTTGAGCCTTTGGGAGCCTACCGATATCAAAGGTATTCCGTATTTTGATGGCAATCAAAGCAAGATGGTTTGGGCTCCCCCTATCGAATTGCCCGATTCCGATATGGCCGCTCAACATGACAAGATCATCCTTTTTATGGATGAGATGAACTCAGCGGCTCCTGCTGTACAGGCGGCAGCTTACCAACTGGTGCTTAACCGTCGTGTTGGTACTTATCGTTTGCCAGACAATGTACTCATTGTTGCCGCAGGTAACCGTGAAACTGACAAGGGCGTTACTTATCGTATGCCGGCTCCGTTGGCAAACCGTTTTGTTCACCTTGAGATGAAAGTTGACTGGGATGACTACTTTGCATGGGCTACTGACAATCGTATCCATCGCGATGTGGTTGGTTTCTTGACCTTCTCTAAGAAGGACTTGTACGACTTTGATCCTAAGAGTGCATCACGTGCCTTTGCTACTCCTCGTTCTTGGACCTTTGTATCTGAACTGTTGTTTGACGATGCTGAAGACACTGATACACTAACCGATCTGATCTCAGGTGCTGTTGGTGAGGGGTTGGCTGTTAAGTTTATGGCACACCGCAAGATTGCATCCAAATTGCCCGATCCTACCGATATCCTTAAGGGTAAGGTTAAAAAGATGGATACTAAGGAAATTAGTGCCATGTACTCTTTAACTGTGAGCCTGTGCTACGAATTGAAGGATGCCGCTGATAAGAACGTTAAGGATTGGAACGATCAAGTTAACTGTTTCTTTGAATTCATGATGAATAACTTTGAAACTGAGCTGGTTGTAATGGGCACTAAATTGGCACTTACCCAATATCAATTGCCTTTGGATCCGGACGAGATTAAATGCTTTGACGACTTCCATGCTAAGTATGGCAAGTATATTGCGGCTGCTACCGAAAAGCGTTAAACGTAGCCAAAACCAATTGACAGGACCTTCGGGTCCTGTTATAATATATACATCAAGTAAATAATACGGAGCAGAAATATGTCTAATTATCTAGATCCAATCGTTGACAAAATTGTAGTAGCCCGAGTAGGTCTACTGCTTCGTCATCCGTTTTTTGGCAATATGGCTACACGCCTTCAAATTAAAGACGCCAGTGACTGGTGCTCTACTGCCGCAACAGATGGACGTCACCTTTTTTACAATAAAGATTTCTTTCAAGACTTAACCACTAAGCAGGTTGAGTTTGTTGTTGCACACGAAATTCTGCACAATGTCTACGAGCACATGATGCGTGTAGAGGGCCGCGATCGTAGCATTTGGAACGCAGCCGCAGACTATTCAGTCAATGGTACCCTTGTACGCGATAAGATTGGCGAAGTGCCTCCTAAAATTAAAATCTTCCACGATACCAAACATTACGGCAAAAGCACCGAACAGATCTATGACGAAATTTATGAAGACATGGATGAGCAATCATTAAAGGCTTTAGGACAATTATTAGATGAGCATATTGATTGGGAAAAAGAAGGTAATGGAAAAAGACCTTCTTATTCAAAAGAAGAACTCAAACAAATTCGTGACGAAATCAAAGAGCAAATGATGCAGGCTGCTCAGGCGGCGGGTGCGGGTAATACTCCTGCTGAGATTCAACGCATGATTAAGGAACTTACAGAGCCTAAGATGAACTGGCGTGAAATCCTGCGTCAGCAAATCCAAAGCACCATTAAGAACGATTATACCTTTATGCGTCCTAACCGTAAAGCGTGGCACATGAACGCTATCCTACCCGGTACCAACTACGAAGAAACTATTGATATCTGTGTAGGTATTGATATGTCTGGTTCCATTGGCGACGAGCAGGCTAAAGATTTTTTAAGCGAGATCAAAGGCATCATGCAAGAGTACAAGGACTTTAAAATTAAACTGTGGTGTTTTGACACTGCGGTCTATGCCGAACAAGACTACGATGGCTACTCAATGGATGAGTTTGACTCTTATCAACCCGTCGGAGGTGGTGGTACCGAGTTTATGGTGAACTGGGACTACATGAAGGAAAACGATATCCAACCTAAGAAGTTTATTATGTTTACAGATGGATATCCGTTTGGTAGCTGGGGTGACGAGAACTACTGTGATACAGTATTCATCATTCACGGAAACAATACTATAGTTCCGCCATTTGGTGCTCATGCATACTACGAGTTTAAGAATTAATGGCACTTAAAAACGGAAAAGTTAATCCGCTAAATGCGCTGGATTTGAGGAGAGTCTCTTTTCCAGCGCATCATTTTCATTATACACTACTGCCTAAATTCACACCCGCTTATCAAAAGCAAATAGACAGTTGGATTTATGCTAATCTAAACAGCAGATATTATACAGGCCAGGCTATCGACCTTGTTGACAATACTATTGTATTTGTCACTAAAATTGGCTTTGAGCAAGAAAAAGAACTTAGCTTCTTCAAACTTGCCTGCCCCTACATCAATAATTGATAAATTAATATACATATATTACTCATTAAGGAGATCTTATGACTGAAGAATTAAATCAACAACCCGCACAGCCAACAGCAGAACAACAGGAATCTGGTGATCTTACCATTAGCGATCTTAACGCTATGAAGAACATTATTGATGTGGCTGCTAGTCGTGGTGCATTCAAGCCTAACGAAATGCTTGTAGTTGGTCAAACTTATACTAAACTTAGTAACTTTTTAAGCACAGTAGCAAAACAGCCAGCACCTGCACAGGGGGCTTAATATGCAAAATACTAAACACGTAGGACGTATTGTAGACACTGGACGTAAGTGTCTAGTAGCGTATAGAACTCTCCCCGGCGATGCTTTTAATGCACTAGTTGTTACCACAGAAAATTTAGATCCAAGTGAACACGATGCGCTGATCAATTTAGTAGAAACTACTGCGGCACAAACTGCCAATGAATTTGCAGAAGTAATGGCTAGATCCATCTTTCCAGATGGCAGTACCATGTTACCAAGCCTCCATGTAAGAGGACTACTAACAAAAGTACCAACTGATCAAGTTATGATGATTCCTAACAATGCAACAAATATTCTGTTAAGTGAACTTAATCAGATGATTGCTGAGCAGGCAGGTGTTAGCGTACAGGATCTTGCTATTAAGCCAGATGCTAAAGACAATGTAGAAATTCAAGAGCTAGCCAAAGTCAAAGACATTAGTCCAAAGACAGGAAATACTGAACCAGTAATTGATCAAGATATTGGTAAGACTACATCAGGATCTGTAAATCAATTACCTTTAGATGATGAATCTTTAGCTCGCAAATATCGTAGTGATGCAGATCGTCTTAGCAAAGAAGCTGCTCAATTACGCCGTATGGCAGAAGACCTTGTACCTACAAAGAAAAAAGTAGCAGTTAAGCAGTGACTCAGGGGAAGCAATTCCCCAGAGAAGTAATTGAGCACTGGCCCGAAGTATTTGGTGAAATTACACTAAATGTAATTCCGCTTAGGTACTTAGATTCAATTACTATAAAATTTAAAAACGGCAAGCTGTGGGAAATAAATGTTAGATCGAAACATGGGCAAGATGATTGGGACACTTTTGAAAAGAGTCTCAAAGAAATGCTCGCATCTTATGAAAAAGATATAGACAATATTGATTTCCGATTAGATACAGAACGTGTCAAAAAAGACATGATAAAAGGCACTAAAAGATTTTTAAAGAAACGAAGACTTACATGAATGTCAAACTTTTATCCTATTCACAACCAACGGATGAATTCGCCAGCATGGGAATCGATGATGCACAAGAACTCATTGCCTACTGTGCCCGAGTCTCAAACCCGAGTAATCAATTCAACACCGAAACTTCAGATAAACTTATCAGGTACCTCGTCAAACACGCACACTGGAGTCCACTCGAGATGGTTTCAGCTTGCATGGAAATTACAACGACAAGAGATATTGCAAGGCAGATCCTACGTCACAGAAGTTTTAGTTTCCAGGAGTTCAGTCAAAGATATGCAGACCCTACAAAAGATCTTAGATTCGTTACAAGAGAAGCCAGACTCCAAGACACAAAGAATAGACAAAACAGTATAGAAGTTGACGACCACTTATTGCAAAACGATTGGTATCGTGCCCAACAAAGAGTAATATATGCTGCTCAAAGAGAATACGAATGGGCGATTGCTAACGGTATTGCAAAAGAACAGGCTCGTGCTGTGCTTCCAGAAGGACTAATTGAAAGTAGACTCTACATGAATGGTACACTACGTAGTTGGGTACACTTTATCGAATTGCGTAGTGCCAATGGTACGCAGAAAGAACACCAGCTAATTGCCAAAGCCTGCGCCGAAGTAATATCCACAGTATTTCCAATGGCTAAAGAATTAGTTAGCGAATAAAGGTTTTATCGCCCGGCCACAGAGGCAACTCTGTTCCGGGCGCTCTTTTGGGTATTTTGCTGTCAGCTGAGCTAACACAACTTTCGCTAATGCAAGGCTTTGGTCCGTCAAACAGTTTGAATCCTGTTTCAATGTTACCTATAGGAGCATCGTGACAGCTATAGCTACGTTTAATGCTACCGTCTGGTTCACGTATAATAATACCCCTGTATCCGCTAGAACATTCCCAACCTTTGAATTTGTTAAAGTTAAAAGCGTTGAATCGTTCAGCTTGATCCATATACCATATTTTCTTTTCTTTGTCTATAAATTCTACTTGAAAGTGCTGTGGTATTTTACTCTGCGCTTCTTGATAGATAGGATCTGGTGTTTTAAAGAATCGAGGTTCGGGTCTTTTAACCTTTTTGGCGAGTGCGGCTTTTGTCTCAGTAAATGCTCTTTGAGGCATACCGTTATGCAAACGCTTTAACATTTCTGGAGTATATCCGTCAACTACACGACTAGCAGTCGGATCGCTTTGGGGCTTTAAGGTTACATTAATTCCTTGATCGTGAAAGAATAACGCATTATCAAAGTCACGCTCAAACCATTCTGGTACCATAACCATGTTAATAGTTACTTGTACATCATATTCTTGACAAAGGATTAATTTGTCTGCAAACTCTTGCATTTTTTCTGGTGTATCTACATGCTCTGTATGTAGGCTAGCAGTAATACTAGCACGATGAAACTTGCTAACAGCAGGACAATATTTTTCTTCAAACCACTTTAATGGACGACTCATGTTACTAGTCATGTGTACACTAGTATAGTTTGTATTATCTACATCATCATTAAGGTAGTTTAATATATCAATATAGCCCGGGTGGAATGTAGGTTCGCCACCGCTTAGACTAAAATGAAAACTGTTAAAATTACGCTCACGAGCTTGACGTTTAATTTCGTCAATTGTCTTTAAGCATAACTCAGTTGGTCTATGGTCTTTACTGTCACTGCGAGCATAAGGCCAACAGTAACTACAACGATAGTTACAGTAACGACCTAGCAGCCAACTTACTGTAAAAAGATCTTTATACAGCATGGTACGCTGACCTACACGTACAATATCACTGTACGGTATTTTGGTAAAATCGTAGGCACTCCAACTTAAATCTTTTGTCATACTTTTACTTATACGACTTTATAAAGTAGATAATATTTCTCTTATAAGACTTTCATATTGACAATTCTTATCTAAGATATAACACATTTGGTGAGAAAAAAGTAATTTTCTATCATGCTCGTTGGCAATATTGTGGCATGCTAATTTTACATCTAATTGATCATAATCGTGTACTGCAATTAAAATATTATCGTACCGAACAAATTTTTTAATATCGTCGTAACATTCTTGATAAGTATGTCCTCCATCAATAAAAGCAAACTTAGGTTCAAATGTTAATTTAAAATTTTCACTTCTCATTTTGTGAAATACTGTTGTTGATAAAAAATCTTTTAGTACATCTTTGACTACTGGTAAATTATCTTTTGTATCAAAAATTATTTGTCTATATTTAAGAACAACATCATCGGGTGTAGTAGAATTGTTTTTTTTATAAACTAATAAATCAGCCTGTGGGTAAGAATTGTTACTAGATCCAAAACTTGATTCAAAAGGATCAACTAGATGCAATACACTATTTTTATTTTTATAAAGAGACATGGTATATGCTGATTTTCCTAACCATGTTCCAATTTCAACAATTGGACCTTCTTCCAATTTACTAACTATGTAAGCCAATTGATATAAATCTACTGATTGGACTACACCAAATTTTGAAAGTATATCATCTGTTATAAATTTTTCATAATTGCTATTCATAGTGTTCCGCCAGTGCCATGTATTATCATATGATATCTATTTTCGTTGCTCTTATTTACAACATAATGATTTAACCCAATTTGTATTTTATAAACATCACCGTCTGTCCAAGGAACTAGACCTAGATACTGATAGTTTCTATTTAGAAAATGCATTTCGCAACCAACAGGATTATTAATAGCCATATTAGTAGCAGACGCTTTAGAATTTGGATTATCATTGTGTAATCCTACTATGCCGCCTGGATCTAATTTCATTATTCTAACTCTGTGATATTTTTTTCTAAATGCATTTTCTTTAAACCAGTTAACTAATTTAGGACAATACTCTAGTGCTTCAGGCGTATAATCATATGGTGCAGTTTCTTCTGTATAACCGTATTGCTCAGGACCTTGGGTCATGTCATAAGCTAATCCATGTATGCAAAAACTAGACCACCCATGATTGAAATATACACCTTTGTGTCCGTCTTTAGTTCTATGTTTTACAAATAAATTTTTTGATTCTAAGATAGAAACTTCTTCTAAAAAATCTTTATAAGGTAAATCTATGTTAACTTTCCAATGATATTCATCTTGTGACTGTTTCATTAAATTGCTAGAACATATTCGATTAGGTGTATCGCCGTGCCACTTTACATTTAGGTTTGCACCTAGCAACATGTTTAAAAATAGAACAAAATCTTTTTCAGAATTGTTTCCAAATAGCGTTGGAACATAAGAAAAAATATTGCTAAAATAAACTAATGGATTTTTAGATGATCTTAAATTTTGTACAATTATTTCATTAGGCTCTCGTAGATCACCAATGACATAATTTATAGAACATTGTTTTATAATGCGTTTTTTATGATTTATTATTTCTATAATTGATTCAATTTTATCAATATCTGTTAAGTTACCAATAGGGTCAACTCTATATTCAATAGAAAAGTTTTTAATTAATTCTTTATATGATTTTATAGATTTAAGTCTATCTATATTGTTAATTAAATATCTTTGAAACTCCAAACAATTATTATTAATATCAACTAATGTAACAGTGCATGGTTTATCTAATTGGCTAATTAAATTTAAAGGTAATAGCCCTGAACTTACTGTAATAATGCAATCCGTATCTGGAGGCAAAACAAAATTTAAACTTTCAGAATTATATGCCCAATAATGATTAGTTGGAGATATATGGTTACTTAACCAGCTTTCAAAATCAGTATCTTTATAATTTTTATAAGTTGATTTAATTTCGTTCGTTAAAGTTTTAACTTCTTGACTACTAGCTACACTTACCTTTAAATCTTCGTTTTCTAAATTAGAGTTTTCTAAACTATTGTCTATAATTTTAACAAATTTATTTGCATTAGTAATACAAATATCATTTTTAAATTCTAAGGTAAAATCTAAAGGAACATCACTTGCTATAGTATAATTATTTTGAGATGGTGCTGCTTTTATAGCATTAAATGTAAAAAGTCTTAATTTGTTAACACGATCATTTTCATGATTAGATAATATAATACCAATATTCATAGTTGTACAGGATCAATACTTATTTCGTTTATGCAGATTTCTGATGGTTGGTCGATTAACCACTTAATGTATATAGCTGTTTTATCAATAGGTAAGCAGGTCCTATCAGGATGTTTATCTTGTACATTGCTCAAACTTCCAAAACTTATATAGGTTATCTTTGGAGCTTTACCCCATACTCCGTTAAATCCTAACGTATTGCAATAATCCCTTAAGGCTTTTTTTTCTGCGTTGTACAACCATGCACCACCTTTTTTAACTCTATCAGTAGTTGATCCTATGCAAATAATATAAGGATAGTGTTTATGCTCAACACATTTTTTATAAACAATATCTAATAACACTGTTTGATTAAATTTCCATAAAGCACTACAATTTATAAACACATCATGTTCAAGGACTAATTCAGCAAATCTAGATTGATCTTTACTGTTAGTTAAATCAAATCCTGTAGT